ATTCTCTCACGTGTTTCTATTCTGGTTGGTGAAAAATCTAATGGAGATCTATTGTGATCTGATAAAATAAGGAATTGGTTATATAGTGTTGTATCTGATGTACCGCCAGTATACTGACCAACCTCTAGCCCATTTGGAACATACAGTCCATTAACAAGCGTTCCAGAATTCTCTGACCATAAGACTGCCTGTGGTCTTTGATATCTTTGTCTACCATTCATATAGGCCGTGGTACTCATTATACTCTTTGCCCCCTAAGTTTTTGAGAATCAATTCTTCGCAATTGTGCCATTACAGTTTGTGCAATCTCTTCTGGTGAAGCATCGGATTGAGCATTTACTGTCAAGTTATAATTATACATGCTATCACCAATAGATTTTCCGCTATTAATTGCTTTCATTCTATCCAAACCAAAATTACTTACGGCATAACGACTCATAACAAATTCTCCAGGTGTTAGCATTGCTGGAACAGTATCTGTTCCCTTTGCATAGCCACCAGCAACAAAATATTTTGGAATAATTCCACCAGCAGATCTATAATATGAATCTTCATACATCATGATTTTTGTTGCTTTTGTTGCAGCCTCTGCTTCTTTAAGTTTTTGTAATGCTGCTGCTTGTTTTTCTGCTGCTGCTTGCTGTGCTGCATATGCAATTGCTTGTCCAGTATAACGTGCTGAGGACATTACTCCTGATACGCCACCTAATGCAGCAGTAGCCGCTTTATCAGATAATAGGCTTGCTGCCATATCATTAGCAATCTTGCTTGCAGAAGTATCTGTGGTTGTTCCATTCTTTATTGATGTAAGTAGTTTATCTGTTTCGGTTTTTACCGTTGCATTTGTCTTATCAATATTTCCTGGGTTTGTGGTTGTACCATTGCCTCCGCCTCCGCCACCACCGCCACCGCCAGTGGCACCAGTTCCTGCCTTAAATGCTGCTTGTGCTGCGATGGCACCATTGATGGCTGCTATAACGGCATTCCATGCCTGCTCAACAGATATAACACCTGATGCAACAGCGTCCAGATCAATAGCCATTGTGTCTAGATAATCATTTGTTGCATTAACTGCTTCTTTAATTAACTCCCACTCAGCCTTAGATCTTCCTTGTTTATCAATAATAGCATCGATTGCCTTTTGCATATCAGTGTTATATTTATTAATAACTTCATTCATCTTATCAAGTTTATCTTGCTCAGCCTTAACCAAATCTTGTGCTTTTTTCAAAGTGGTTTGTTGAATGGTATAAATCTCATCTTCTTTAGTTCTAACCATTTCTTGCAACTGTGTTCTTGTATAGAGAACGCCATTAATATCAACCTGAATCTTTTCAATTTCTTTTTGTTGTTGAATCTCTAGTTGCTTCTTGCGTTCTTGCAAAGCGTCAATAGATGCCTGTGTGGAGTTTTCTGCAGCCTTGGCCTGCATATCTTGTGCAATTTGTGCAGCAGCAGAAATGTCACCTTGAGACAAAGCATCGGCAAGGCTTGTTTTTTGTTTTTCCTGCTCAGCAAGTTTAGAATTAATATCCTTAACTTTATTTAATGCTTCAATTTGTGAATCAATAGCATCGGTTCTCTTCTTGTAGGCATCATTGATTTTATCTTCTTCTCTACCAATTAAATCAAGGCCTCTATTCCAAAGAGCAATTTCTTCTTGCTTTTTATCAATTGCTTCATTAATTGCATCAACTTCTTTTTGTTTTGCTTTAACGACTTCTTCTTGTGCTGAAATTGCCTGTTGATATTTTTCTGGGGACATGCCCTGTTGTTCAATAAAGTTCTTTCTCTGTTGCTGTTTAATAACAACTTCCTGATATTTGAAATATTGATCAACCTTGTCTGCTTCAGTTTCCTGTTCTTGTTGTGCAGCAAACTTAGCAGCCTTTAATTCTTTAGCAAGTTGTTTTGTTGCTTCTGCTCCAGCCTTGGCACCAGCAATAAAATTCTTAAAATCATTAGAGTTAATATCTTCTGCTGCTATGTTAGCAGTCAATGCAGCATTTTCCAATACTGCTAAAATCTGACTTGCAGATAGGCCAGCCTTTTGTAATTTACCAAATGCAGTAACTTGCTCTTGTGTATTTATAACAATTTGTTGTTGTTGATCAACAAATGTCATTAAAGAATTTTCTTTAGTAAATTGAAGAATTGCCTTACCCAAATCTCCAAAAATAACCTTTCCATCTTTAAGTCTATAAATTCTATCGCCAAGTTTTTTCAATGTTTCAGAATCAATATTATTAATAATGTCAATTGCTTCTTGTGTTGCACCAGCACTACGCATTAGGTTGTCCATGCCCTTGAAGCCAGACATGTCCTTGCTTAATGCTTTAACAAAATCATTATATGAGCCAAGGGCGTTGATTGATTCTAATTTAAACATCTTTAATTTTTTCATCAACTCATCTGTAAATAATGTCTTACGAGTGTTGCCAGTAGTATCTGTAATAGTTTTTGTGCCTGGAGGTTCTTTTGGATTTTGTAATACCTTTGCAGCCTCTTCTTGTGCTTTTTTAGCATCAGCAATAGTTTTCTTAAGTCTTGCTTCTTCTAAAATTAAAGCACTATTTGCTCTATCTCCTGCCAATGCCTTTTGAACTTTGTCAAGTGCTTTTTGTGCTTCCTGTATTGTCATTTGAGCAATAGCACCCTTACTCAAATCTGATGTTTGAATAATCTTAATAGCAACTGAATATTCTTTGCCAGAAATCTGTTCTAATATTTTTGGAATAAGAACAAGATCCATCATTGTCAAACTTCCATTAGCAAATCCCATCATCAGGGAAATTTGTGTATTTTTTGGTAACTTGGCCAAATCATCTTTAATTCTTTTTGCAAATTTTGGATTTGATTTTTCTAATGTAGAAAATACCTGTGTAGCAAGATCTGCCAAAGAATCCTTGGCTAATTCACCACTACTATCAATTTTATCTAATGCCTTAACTAATTCGACTGTAGATGATCCAATACCTGCAAAATTATTCCAAATAGCATCAAATTGTTTATTATAATCTTCTTGTTTAATTGCGCCATCTGCATACTGCTGATTTAATACAGCCAAACTTTGTGTTTGTTGTTGAAATGCTAAATCTAATTGCATTGATGCTAATTGCACCTTAGATTGTAAATCTTTATATATTTTAAGTGAATCAATTTCAAGTGGAATATTGAAATTTAGACCACGCATTAACTGTTTTCCAGCACCTAAAACTTCACTCCAGAAACCACCAGAATATGACTTATTAATAGATTCTTGTGCACCAGCAGCGTTTTTTAATTGTTGATAATTAACATCAATGCCAGAAGACTTAGGAATTTTAATCTTTGATACATCTTGAATTGCAGTTCCGACTCTCTTAATACTTTGCATACTTGCTGCATTAAGGAAGTCAATTCTTGCTTGAATTGTTAATGGTTCCTTTAGAATATCCTTGCCATTTGGAGCAAGAAGTTGTTGTACAGCAGCCTTAACTTTAATTTCATCTGCACCAATAAGGTCTGCTGCTGCCTTAATGTTTGCTGCAATATCTTTAGGTCCCAACCCAAATATGGCTGCTCTATTTGCAACGTCAAATGCAATAGCATTGATACCACCCGTTTGTCCTTGTTCAGCACCAGCATTAATTGCAGCAGTTGCAGCAGAATTCTTTTGACTATAGAAGTCAGTAAATGTTCTTACCTTTGCTTCATCTGCTGTAATAAGTCTCTTATTATCTCTACTAAACTGTGCAGATGATGGAAGAGCCTTATCTCCAATAAATTTACCATACTCAAGAATTGCTCTAGCACTTCCAACTCTTGCTTCTGCTTCTTTTTTAGCAGCATCTGCTAATTCTTTTGCTGCCTTTTGCGCTGATCTATTAAATGCCCAGAAACCCACACCTAATGCAACAACTGCTGCACCAAGTGCAACAAATGGATTAGATAGCATAGGAAGAATCATGGATAGGGTTTGGAATCCAGCAACTACTGGAGCAACCTTTTGTGCCATATCACCTATAGGTCCTGGAGCAAATGATGCTGCAAATGTTGCTGCAGAAAGACCCATTGCAACACCAGATGTTCTTTGTGAGAATGCTCTAAATCTTTCTTGTCTTGCTGCATTACGTTCTTGGAAAGCAGCATATCGTGCTGAAACATTATCACGGAAAGCACCAAATCTTGATTGTCTTGCAACCATTCCTGGCATGCCTAAAAATACTGGTTCTGGTTTTGTTGTTCCACCAAGTGATGCACCCTTTGGAACAAGCAATCCAGATGGTGTTTGAACCATATCGCCCATTGCTGTAGCAGTTACTCTTTGTGCTGCTGCTTTCACTGCTGGAAGTCTTTCTTCCATTCCAATAATCAAACCTTCAGAAATATCTCTACCAATTTGCTTTGATTTTTCAGATGGTGAGTTTGTAGCAGCACCTACTGCTGTACCGTGAATTGCAGCCTCGCCAAGTGCTTGACCATTTCTATCAAGAATAACTTGGCCTTCTTTAAATGTTTGTCCCTCATTCATCATCTGCATTACACGTTGTTCTGCAGCAGATCCTGCACCTGCTTTCTTACGTAAGAATGGTGGAACAAAACGACTTACAGCCCTTGAAAAAGGAATGTGTGCAAATTGATAATCTTGTGGATATCCAGTTGGGGCATCCATTCCACGAGATGCTAGTTCTCTTAAGAAGTTGGCACGTACTCTTGGCTTAAGTGTTTGGCCAGATCTTTCTGTACTTGCTCTCTTAACAACTGTTTGTCCTGCCTCATTTATAGCAAGTTCAACTCTCTGAATATTTTGTTGTGTTAAATCACTTTCCAATGGTGCAACTAACTTACGTAATGCATTGGTAAGTCTTTCTGCTTCTTGTGCAGAAAGTTTTCCTTGTTGTGCCATAGAAGTAATGTGGTCTGCCATTATTGGGAATTGACGCTCTCCAACTTGAGAGATGTTCGTAATATCGTCTGTTATGCCACCCTTGAATAAATCAAATAGTTGATCATTAATTCCTCTAAATTGTGTTGAGAACTTATGATAGTTAGATTGTGTTGCTTTTACATCGCTTTCAAACATCATCATTGTATTTAGTGAGGCAGCAAAAGAAGCCTTGGCTTGCTCTGATGTTTGTAACCATTCTCTATCCATACCAAAGCCACCAGGAGTATTACCTGGTGCCATCATTGCTACTGGTGAATATCTACGTGATGCAAATGTTCCACCAAGAACTGTACCGATTGTTTGTAATGATGTTCCAAGTCCTGTGGCAAATCCTGGAATACTATTTGAAACCAGAGCATTTACAAGATCTGGATTTCTTGCAACAGATGCAGCAGGAATGATTGCTTCTCCATTTGAAACCCTTGCAATAATTGAATCTGATGTTCCAGTACCAGGACCAGAAATAACACCACCACTAGCATATCCCTTTGGTCCACGTCTTGATTGAGGAAGCATCATACCTGGATTGTTTATAGCAAATCGCTCTGATGCTGCTATCGCTTGCAAATATGCATTCTTTAAATTAAGTACGGCATCTGCTTCTACAACAAATCTTTGTGTTAATTTGGCATGTACTTGATCCAACGAGTGCGCTACGGCTTCTGCCTGTAATTGTTCATCCGTTAAATATTGAGTTTGCTCACCTAATATCTTTGATCCACCAGTAAGTCTAAGATATCCGTTACGAATCATTCCTAACATCTTCATAAACTGACCAGCAAAGTTGGCAAACAAACCTATAAGCATCAAAACGACAGGTCCGATTCCTGCAAAGATTGTAACAATTACAGCAATAACCTTCTTAGTATGATCAGATAGTCCATTAAACTTATCTGCTAAATTTGTAATGAAAGTAAGAATAGGAGTAACAACTTTAACAAATATTTCACCAACAGGCGCAATAGAATTTTTCATGGCTTCTGCTGCAGCCTTAAATTTGGTCATGCTATTTTCTTCAATTGACGCTAATTCTTGTTGTGAAATACGTGAAAGGTCTTGTGCAGACATACCAACAAGTTCCATTACTCTTTGTGCCTGAGATCCAGACTTGGCGATATTATCAAACAAAGCACCAACACGTGCATACTGGAATTTACCAAATAATTGTTCTAAAACTCTTTGACGTGCTAGTGGAGTTAATTCCTTTAATGCATTACCAAGTTCAAGAACTGTACGCATTATATTGCCTTGATTTCTTTCAGTCATTTCTTTAAGATTTATTCCAACACCAGCAAGCATTTCTTTTGCTGCTTTTGTTGGGTTAATTAAAGAACCAAGTGCTGACTTTAAACCGTTTGCTGCTGAAGCAGCGTCAACGCCACCCTCTTGCATTGCAGCCATAAATACTGAAAGGTCCTTTATGTCTCCACCAAGACCACGAATAATAGGTGCGGTACGTGGAATTGCCTGTGTAATATCATCTAGCGAAACAACTGTTTGGTTTTCTACTGCGTTAAGAAAGTCAACAGACTCAGCAAGTTGATTATTGCTCATCTTAAATGCATTTTGAAGTGTGATGGTTGCTTGAAATGCTTGTTGTTTATCTATTTCACCAAGAACACTAAGTTTAGTGGCTTGTCGAACTGTTTCTTGTAATTTTTCACCTTGAAAACCTGCTGCTGCTGCATCCGCAGCAATTGCCATTGTGTCTTGAATAGCAACCCCATACTTAGTAAATTCAGAAGCAAGATCTCTAATCATTTGAAGATTTGTATCTGTTTCTGTTTTACTTGTCATTAAGTCACCATACACACGCTTAAATCTTAATGCCTGTTGTTCAATATCCATAAATACCTTAGATGCCGTTGATCCAAAAATAGATAGTGGTACTGTAAAACCAACCATCAACTGACGACCAGCCCACTGAGTGTTCTTACCAAAGTTAATTAGATTGGTTGTACCCTGAGCAAGCAACTGATTGAAGAGTTGCTGTCTTTGCGCTGCCATCATTGTCTTTACTGAATAATCGTTCATATTCATAGACAAAGGCGTAATAGAAATTGCCTTCATTGCGCCAGAGGCATCTCGGCCAAGTTTTATATATTGTGTTTGTAATTTGCGAACACGCTCTTCTGCGACTCTATTGATGGTATCAAATTCAGTTCTAAAAAGTTTACCGAATGACTTAGATGATGCTATACCATATCTAAAATATTCTCGCATTGAGAATTTGTTTTTTTCAAGGGAGGTGCTAAAAGATTCTGCAGCAGTTTTGATTGTTCTTATTTGTGCAGCAAATTGCCCAGTCGCATTTACAGAATTAAGAAAATCTTGTTGTAATTGACGCTGGGCAATAGAAGCAGAAGCACTAGACTTTGCAATTGAAGAGTGGAAAAGAGATATCTGACGCTGTAAACTCTTTAGTTCAGCAAGAGCAGCAGACGTGTCGATATTAACGCTAATATTAGCATTAACATCACTCATTCATTTCCACCTCTTTATTTTATAAATTAGACATCTGCATTAATTGAAATACCCAATGGGCTTTCATTTAACTTGATACCTGAAGCAACATCTACAATCTTATAGACCGTTGGAAGGTCGATGTTAGATTCTAGTTTTGCCAGATCTTCCGCCAATTCTGGCTTGTATTGCTGAAGTGCAATTTGTACACATTCCATTAAAACGCTCATTGACTTATCATTATCATCCGCAACCTTGGCGATTTTATCAAATGTTTTCATAAATTTACGAAGTAGTGCGATGCTTAATGGACGCAATTCAATTTCTGTCCCATCAACTAATGTCACTATTTCTTTTTCATGTACTGTAGTTGTCATTTATTCCTCCGTTATTGACTTAACTAATTATATCACAAAGAGCCAAATTACGAATCTATCTTTTCGTAATCTAAGCCCAAACCTATTCCAAATCCTGCTGTTTGTGCATTTTGACCTTGCAAAGATAAAATATCATTAGAATCCTTAGTTTGTCCTTTACTAAATACTCTGGCCTTAAGATCTTCCCAAGCATTACTCTTGCCAGTCTGCTCATCTAAATCTACACCCTGTAGGGCTGCATTAAACTTCTTTGCTTCATAGTCCAATTCCCTTTTTGTAGAAAGGATTGCTAAAAGTTCTGGCATAGATATAGAGTTTTCTAGTTCCTCAAAGTTTTTCCATATACCCGTCAAAAATACCTCTGATTCTAGTCTAGCAATATCCATGGTTGCCCAAGTACTACCTTCAGCACTTTTTATGGAACTCTGTTTTTCATCATTTTTGGCAACTTTAATGTCTGCCGAATATTCAATTATTTTATAAAGTGTTTTAATGTCAAATGCCAAAGATAATTCTTCTATATCATTGAATACCCCTGGTGCAAACTGTGACATAGAAATAAGTGCACATTCTAATAGGATATCTATTGATGCCTCATTATTTTTTGCTGTATGCACCGTTTCAAACTTTTCCATGAAATCATGCATGTATCGTATTTTTAATGGGGTAATTAAATATTCATTACCCTGAATATCATGTACACTATTAATGTCATAGATTTTGATTGCCATCTATATATTGTACCAAATGACAAAACCCACCATTGCTGGTGGGTCTGTCTATTAAATTGTATTTCTGTTATGCGAAAGTACGATCCACAATCTTTCCATAAGATCCTGATGTATCTTCTGGAAGTAGACGGAATGTAACTTCGAATTCAGTTGCTGTATCACGCTTTGCAGATACTGTAACATTTTCAATTGAAAGTGCACGATATGCTGCATAAACACGTTCTACGCTAGTTGTGTCGCAATCTCCAGTTCCTGGACCCACTGCAACCAATCCACGCTCAACTGGGCATTCGCCTAGTCGACCTGCTGAAAGTGTCAAAGTTTGTCCTGCGCTTGTAGACTTGCCTGCTTCAGAACCGAGATCGGCTGAAGCACCTGCTGTTGCAAGAAGTAGGTTTTCAAGTGTTGCTTCTGCAAAAGATGTCTTTAGGGACACCTGCATTCCTTGCTTGTAAAGTTTAGCAACGTCAAGAACCTGATCTACTTTTACTTCACCGAAATCTGGTTGGAACTGAAGTTCCAAACCATTGTTTGTATAACCAACATTTCTCCAGTCAGCATCTGCGGACAAGGTTTCCTTGTACGAAGTACCGCTTGCGAATGCTGGAAGATCGTCGCTAGTCAAAGTTGTATCTGCAACGAATAACGCAGCAGCACCAACGATGATTTGTTTCGAATCACCTGCTTGATAAGCCATATTTTCACCTCTTCTGTTTTAATGAAAGTAGGCGTGTTTCCTCATTCATAAGTATAACAGCCTTTTTAAGATTTATGCCAGTCATATTCTACTATCATTTTGTTACCAGCGTAAGTTCTGGCGGTTCCAAAGTCAATAATATCCCTGGTTTCCTGTAGTTGGTAGACCCTGAGCCTATGGAAAAATGGTACCAAAAAGTCTTGCCCTTTAAATTTTGCTGTTTTAAGCATTATAGGTTTGGTAAGATCATCCTTTAAAATACCACCATCATTATATTTTTCATACATCAATTGTCCATCATCAGTAGTTTTTTGAATCGGTGTTCCAGGATTATCCTCTACATACTGCGAGACCCACTTGTTAACTCTTTGTGCAGATTCATCTTCGCTATCTAGTAGGTCTTGCATATGTTGGGCAGTTTCAATAACACGATCTACAGCCTCTTCTCCAACTGCATAAAAATAATACATAAGTTGTTCTGATTTAATATGAGGAAATGGACTTCTTCTCATTCTTAACATACGATCATATACTGCAAAAATTCCACTAGTTGAATTACCATTTTGTATAAATGTTTGTGTTAAGTCATCAATAGTTGTAGGGCTTGTTGGAAAAAATGGAATTGTTTCATTTTCTGCATATGGAGGAGTATTATCTTTTAGGTATGCATTAATAAATGTTGGTGGATGATAAATAGCCATTATGCACCAACCTTTATATTAGCAATCCAACGATATCCAGTTTCTAGTCCCTTGTTACGACCCATCTTAGAACCTGATCTAATGTTGTTCTTATATGCAGTTGGTGTACCTAGTTCTGACAAGATACCGCTTGATCTTAAAAATGCTTGTGTAAAATATCTAGAGAAAAAAGAGTCAAATGTTTTTTCAAATTGTCCTTCAGTATTTCCACCAGGATTATTTACAGTTACTGGACTTTTAGTAAATACTTCATCTTTGCCAACTTTAAACCTAAGTGCCTGTGCATTTTTAGGTGCAATAGTTACAGACATTCCAGTTTCCATAATATTTGCTTTATTATAAAATGGTTCTCTAGATCCATTTTGAATGCTTCGTGATTGACTAAATGTAGATTTAAAAGACAGACCGAGATTACTTACAGTATATTGAATATCAAATAGTCTAGCCTGTGGACTTCCAGTTTCATACCACTCATATACGTGGTGCAAAGATGCTGGGTTAACTCTTGCGCTAGAGTCAACATACTCTTTTAATAGTGAAACTACTTCATTACCTAGTTTATTTAAAAATATATTTTTGCCCTTTTTTACGCCATCCAGAAATCCAATAGAGTATTCAACTATATTTTTCATTTCAGACATAAATAACTTATCATCAAGTTTTACATTTATCATAAATCTACTCCTTGATTTTCTGACCTACGTAATACAACCTTATAATACTCTACGCCACCAAAAGGACCTACGATTGGTTCTTGTGATGCTATTTCAAAAATTGTAGATTTGCCTGCTCTCACACCTGCTGTTTCTAAATAGATGTTTTCACAATTTCTATCACGAATATTACTAATTACAATATTTGTCAGCGATGTCTTAGCATCTCTGGTTGATATTCTGATATCACTTTTAACTCGTCCAGACAAAATAAGTGTCTGTGTGATATTTACATTTGGCTTAATATCTTCTTGTGCTGCACCACCTGGTGAAGCAAAACTACAAGCAATTGTCTTATCGTGCATCCATTGTTTCTTTACGTTTCCATATGCACCTTGCTCTACTGTTGGATAGAACACATCTGCTTGTAATGGAAATACAAAATCTGGCTCTTCGCAGATCATTACAATACCCCAATTTTTTGAATAGACTTATCATACTTTTCAAGTATCTTGTCTACAACAGTATTTCCCGTTCCCTCGAACATTTTTTTATCAAACTGTATTCTATATTGATCAGTTATATAAGACTGAACATATCTCTTATAGTAATCTAGTTTACCGCACTTGATATCTTCAATTAACATTTTGGTTGCTGCAACAACATCTGGTGGAACAACCTTATATCCAACATCCATAACAACAGTATAATCAAATCCTTTAGGAAAATCGCCTATTCTATATCCAACAAATCCCAAATCTCCAGATGATCCAATAATCTTAGTTGGATTATATTCCATTCTATTTCTTTCATCTGTTGAAGTTGCGTTTTCTGTTCTATAAATTCCAGAATTATCTAATAAGATATCATAGGAGTAAGCATAATTGCTTGCATCTTCTACATCATAAACTAAAATATTATTTTCATAAACTTTCAATACACGATTACTATCGTGCCATAGTGGTAGGTAGTCTGTACCCTGACCAACAACATTTAAAACTAATTTATGGTTATAAAAACCATCTCCGACACATGTATCAATAATAGATCTTGCTACTAATTCCAAATTCTTGTATTCTTGAATATCTGAAGCGGTATCTCCAAATTCACTTGGATTTACATATGGCCTAATAATAGATAAATTATCTTCATGCAAAACATGTTCATGCTCTGTATCATAAAATCTAATTAAAAAGTTTCTATCGAACTGCACCTTTGTAAGTGGTAATTCATATACCAACCTGCCATTTTCATCTGACATAATGTTGGTTTCTTCAATTGAGTGATCCACCAAATCCTCAACATACACAATGTACTCATAGTTTGCTATGGGTAGTATCCATGTGGTTGTTAAAGGATAAGGCGGAACTCTCAATACTTCCATCTTTAGTTACCGTGCTCTTTATCAATTTCGTCTTGTGTGGCTTTGCGAACGCCATCTCTAGATAACCACTTATCCTCGTGCTCTTTTGAAATAACGTTGAATCCTTTATTTAGATTTCCAACACCGCTCCAAAATACGCTGCGTTCTGCAACTACATAAGAAACTTCCTTTTTGGCTGCTGGAGCCTTCTTCTTTGCAGGTGCCTTTGGTTCTGCTTTTGCAACACCAATTACACCATTTGCAACATACCCTAAAGCATCTTTTCCTTCTGCATCTGGTGCAGGAGTGGATACAGCAGATATGAAAGAAGGTTCTGGCTTTGGTTCTTCTGCCTTTGTCTCTTCTACAACTGGTTCCTCAACCTTTGGCTCTTCTTGTGCCTCTGGTTCATCTTTAACTAGTTGATCTAAAATCGCATCGAGTTCAGCATCATCATTAAAATTTTCTGACATATTATTACCTCCAATGTTATATTATAACAGATTACTAAAAAATTAAGAGGGGGAGGAGATTCAACCCCTACCCCCTCTCAAAGGTTACTGTTTACAGATTATGCATCTGCAGCAGCGTCTGCCCATGCAATAGCGTCTTCTTCTTCCCATTGAATACCGAAGCGGACGAATACTGTGTATTCAATTGTGTCCTTCTTCGCCTTGTATTCACGGTTAACGACGATATCACGTTGGAAGCCCCAAACACGGTTCTGAGGGAATGTCAAATCGACATAACCTGCAGGATAGTAAGGAACTTCTTGAACATCGATACCTAGAACACGAGTTGTACGTGCTCCACCGAATGTCTGTGCAGAACCATCAAGGTATGCTTGACGATTTGCAGATGTACCAGCAACACGGTTACCCATTGCTTCAGCAATTGCATCAGCGAGAGTTCCGTTATGCTTGACGATACCTGCGAACACGTCTGTACCTGCATAGAACTTAAGATTATTCTTAAGTGCACGATACTTACGTGGCATAGCAAGGATAATGTTTTGCATTACCTCTGGTGTCCAAGCGTTGTCAGCAACTGTAACAACTGATTCGTGTGAATCTCCGTTGTCTTGATGCTTCTTAACAAAGCCCTTCATAATAGAAAGGAAGTTACCTGTTGAACCATCACCATTGATAGCGAGATCTTCGATATCGTTAGCAAATGCGTTTGTCATAAGACGAACGAGATGGTCTTCAAGTGCAGCCCCCTCAATATTATCTTCAAGTGCTTCAGCAGAAACTTCCCAATCGAGACGAATCTTCTTTGTAGTAAGTTCTACCTTGCTGAATGTTGCACCAGTATTTGTGTAATCGCCAACACCTTGAGCAGCAGCACGAATAACACGCTCACCAACGTTAACTTTTTCAAGTTCCATGGTGTTTGCTCTCATTGTGACACGACGACCGTCTTGGGCGAGAACAGTAGCATCCCATACATAATCGATGAAACGCTGTGCTTGTTCAGGGCGGAGAATTCCGCTTCCAGCCTCACCCGAAGGATTTACTGCGTTAGGACCTGTGGTCAAACCCAAATTTGCATTTGGAATATTACCAAGGACACCGCCTGTAGCATAGTTACCAGGAATATTGGAACCTGCTTCAGATCCTGAAGCAAATCCACCTTGTGACTGGTAAAGACCTGGTGTTGTCCCACCTAGTTCTCCAGACTCTCCTGGTTGATTTTTAATTAACTCTTCCGACATATTGTCACCTCCAAGTTTTCTTTTTACCTATTTAAATAAGTCGGCTGTTTTGAGGAAACGTCCGCCCCATAAGGATTTTTCAACCATTTCTGGTTGATCCTGCACGATCTCGCCTAGATCGCCAGACTTTCGGAATGCCGTATCTGCTTCTACTGCGTCCACACGCTTTCCAAATCTATTAATTACTTCAGATGTTGCAGCGATGTCTTTGGCGACTGCTTCAAGTGAAGATTTTACTGCATCTGTATCGACCTTTGTAGACTTAAGCATTTCTACTTCTGCCTGCAAAGCCTTTACAGTTGTAACAAGATCGCTAAAGGCTGATGTAAGTGTATTTTTAACATCCGCAATTGCATCAACAATTGCCTCGTCTGACTTCTTTGCCTTATTCTCCTCGTCCATTTCAGCATTAGGACCTTCCTTAGAATCTTCTTCTTCGGTTTCCTTATCTGGATGTGCAGCCTTTTCAGTTTCTTCATCATCTTTTGGCTTTTCAGTATTTTCTGATTCCATTGATGCTGCTTTTTCTGTTTCGACCACAGGAGTTTCTTCGGCAACAGCCTCTGGAGCAATCTCTTCTGACTTTGTAACTTCGACTGTTTCTTCAACAGCCTTTGCTTTTTTGGTCATAGGATTTACCTCCTCTATGGTCTTAGTATCAATGCCTTTAGCACTATCTACTAAGAATTTAACTATATTCATTTTTTCGTTGTCTTCTTTTTCAACGAAACCTATATTTTCCATCTGATCGCCACTAACTGGACTTACAACAGATTCTTGATCTGAAATCATAACTAATCCAGATTCTTTATCATAAAAAACATTTTCTAATTCAACGTCTGCACCCTTTACAACATCTACTCCATCTACCTTTTCAACAGATACAATGTTTGCAAATTGATTTGCTGGGGAATCTACAAGACTCAACTCAACAAGATCATAATCCTTAATAATTCTAATTGTAGAATCTGATTTCTCATCATAACCATCATCCCATTTATTCATACGTCCACCAATTGAAAATCCTGTTAGTGTACCGTCCAAAACTTTTTCCCATGTATCTTGTGCACCTTTAGAAACATATGCAGATACAAAAACACCAGAATAAAACTTTTTTGTATTTGGATCAAAATATTTATCTGCTTTAAAATTAACCATCTTACCTACTGCAAGAGGTTGATGCATTTCACGAATGTTTCCACGGAAATTACTAAATGCTTTCATTGATGCTTCTGATGTAACAATATCGCCTTGCTTATCTAAATTATCTAGTGAAGCAAAGCCAGAAACAATGCGTCTTTCCTTGTCCACCTTAGAAAGTGGTAAGGAAAGCCTTAACGAGTCGCCATCAGTATTCCAATGGGCTTTGGATATAGTCATGTTAAATATATTATAGAGCCTTTTTTCACATACTTGTGAATAAACCTGTGGATAACCTATTGAGAAGATCTACCCTCGCCTTTTGGATTCCGTCCACTAATTGTGGCTGGACCATCAGATTGGTTGTTTAGTCGCTCCCCATCCCTTGCTCTTTGCACATTATCTGCTGGCTTTGGCTGGAAAGGCTCATCTCCTCCTTCCCGTTGAGGAAGTCCAAGTGTCTGTCTTGCCTCATTTGGAAGCATAACTTGAGTCTTTATATATCTTTCAATGATCTGTGACTGAGCAATTTCATCAGTCAGAGTTAATTCCTTAAACTTCAGCAATAAGATATCTGTCTTTTCTTTGATAATCTTATTTAGAGTTTTTTCTAATTCCTTTTGTGCTGGTCTTGCAACCTGTTCTTTAAAGGTTCTATCTTGTGCAAGTGCTGCAGCAAGTCCGCCTGCTTCTCCTCCACCAATTTTAGAAAGTGGAACTTGGTGAGCAATTAAAATATCATCACGATTTTGTTTACGATATCTTTCAAATGAACCTTCTTGTACACCGTTTTCAATTGGCTCCATCTTAAACTCAACTTTATTTTGATCCGTATCTCCTGGAAGTGGAATATAAAGTGTTCTATGTGATTGTCCTTTAAGATTGGTTTGTAAAAATCTAAACATTTTATCTTCAGCATCAGATGATAGTCTTGCACCCTTAAGTGTAATAACATAACGTGGTACAGCCTTGTTACTGAAATAATCAATATTATATTGTGAGGCTAATTGATCACCATAAAGTGAATTAATTGCTGACATAATATCTGGAACACCATAAAATGTATTTAGTGGTGAATACTGTTTAAAATGAATAATCTCATTTGGTCTTGGATCATCTGTAATTGGATTTGGATTGTTTGCGCCAAAGTTTCTAAAGTAAACAACCTTCTGTCCAATAATTTGAACATAACCATCACGTAGTCTGCGAACACGCATTGTGGTTGCTGGAATGTGGCCTACATAACCAATTTGTCCAGATGTTGTTCTACCTACTTCAAGATAACCATTTCCGATTGCCTGCATATCTGTATATACCTTGGTCATTGTAGTTGTAAAAGAATCATCATCATTTAATGATTCAATCCAAGCATGCATTTCAATCTTTGCTCTTTCAATTCTATTTCTTGCCCTATCAACCTGTCCAGAGTCTGAGTTTGATTCTAGTTTAAGCATTGTGCTTGGAGATAGTTCAAAATCATATCCAAGACCAACAACATTTTCTACCTTTGCATCAATAGCAGCATGGTTGGCAAATGAAGTATCGTAGAAATTTGCTAATTCATAAACATTCCATGGTGGAGTAATAACATCAAAAAGTCCATATGCATTTCTGTATACTGTTCCAGGATTAATTTCTTTTGAACGTGCACCATCAATACCGCTTTGATTTGCTCTTGCACTATCCATGTAACCTTGCATATTATCTGGTGCTAAAGACTTTTCTGCAATTCTGTTTGTGCGACGCTTAAAATTATTTCCCAAACCAGAATATGTTTTTAGTTCAGACCAAACCTTGTTGAATGGATCTTCTTGTTTAAACTGATCCAAGAAACTAGATGGTGTGTCTATATTCGCATTAATAAAAATCTGATCTTCGTTTGACATTAGTCTGTTGCTCCATATTTTGCAATTGTGTCTTTTGCTGCTTGAACAGCACCTAAATCGTTAAGGTTAGGAATTAGTCCTTCTGCCATTCTTTGTTTTTGTTCAGAGTATTCTTCATCGGTTACCCTTCCCAATCCAGCAAAGAAGTATGGTTCTCCATCTGGCTCACCGTAGTGTGCTGCTGCCTGCTTTAATTTAGCGATCTGAGCAACATCACCCTTCATAGATGGAATGTTTAGGATGTTACCCTCTCCATCAGTAAACCATTTGCCGTTTGCCCTCTTCCAAACATAAAGACCCCAGTCATAGTTCTTTTCAATTAAAGTAACCTTGGTATCACCAATTTGACCAGGCATTCTTGGTTTTCCGTCTTTACCAAAAGGGGCATTGTTTTTGTTTTTCATAACCACCAGTATACCATACTATACTGCGTTGATGACTTTAGACTGCCATGTTACATCTGTATTGAAGTTATATTCATAGTTGTCAAACATTAAAAGCCTTTCATCATCAATAATTATCTTATTAGTACCAGCAAAGGCATCGTAAATATTTTTTGGATTTACGCCATAATAACTTGTGGTAGATAGGATTAGTACGTTATTCCAGTTACCAGCGTCAACCCAATACTCCCAATCCTGAACTGAGGATCCACTGTTGAGAACCTGGAACCATTGACGCTTGACGACAGTCTTTACTTCCTGAAGGGTTGTAGACTGATAATACGATATATTACTAAATACAAGTGGTCCAACTAGGTTTAACTCACCAGTGTAGTTTGTATAATCAATGATGTTGGCAAACGATATTCCCAAAACAGACCATTCTTTTACAGTTATAACGGGGTTCTTAACCAATTTTCCATTTATATAAAATGCTATACCGTTTTCCAGTCTTCCAGTGTCTGAGTTAATTGCATAAATTTTTGCACGTCTACCGTCTGGACTATCTGCAACCATATAAAAATTCAAAGAACTATTGCGTCCATATATATTAAATATTGGAGTTGGGGCATATGGGAAAAAGTCTTTATCATATTTAAGGAATACCTGCATAGCCATAACCTGATAGTCAGATGCCTTACTTGAATTAATCTTAATAGAAAGACCTCTATCAATTTGTGGATTATATGTGCCCTTAATCTCAAAGCCACTATTTCTACTTAGATATAAGTATGGCATGCTCTTTTTATAAATGGTGTATGGATTTGTATGCTTATAATTATAATAAAATCCATCTTTGGTATATGGATAAACATCAGTACCGAACCTTGTACCAATTGGAGTCAACTGGTTTGCGTTTAGTGCTTGTGATGCCAACTGCAATGATCTCACCTTAACTGGATTAAATCTAACTCCATTAACTACAAACTCTAAGTGTAAGACAATAGATAGGTCATTAAAGTCTACTAGTGTTGGTGGATAGATAACCATATTATCTACCACTTCATATTTAGTGTGTTGCCAATCAGAGCCAGGAATTACTACTCCATTCTTTGTGGCATTTTCAATACGAGTAAAATAACCAGGCTGAGCATTTGCACCAGTTTTAGTATATTGGAAAGTGATATAGGATCTTACCAAAGAATTAGAGGTATCGTATAGGTAATTCTTTATAGATCTTTGTGCTAAATCATCATAATTATCATAATTAGTATATAGGTGATTATCTAATAAAGCATATGTCTTTTGAGTTGGTTTTTCATACTCAGATTTTAGTTCTGCATAGTTCCAAGTGCCCGTGGTTTCTGATTCTGTATATTTAGATGGTGCAGGATAGTCAATATTAAATTGAATAAAATCCAGACCGTATACCGTCGACCCATCATCTGCTACTATATTTTTACCAAAATATGTAAGCGGAAGATTATCTTCCCAATATCCAGTTGTAGCAATGTCTGGAATTAGTTTGTCAAATATCTTTTCAAAAATTAGTGTGTGGCTTGCTATATGATCAACTAGACGCTGTACTGAAAAATCTGATGGCGTACCGCCACTTAATAAATATTGCCAAAATGTTACATTGTCTCCAAAATATGAATCACCAGAATCTATTGGTGTTACGCCATCAAAGTATTCAAAGACATCTTCATAGTCATAAGGAACACCCTTAAAGTTAAGTCCTAAATCAACATTGCTAATATTTCTAGCAGTTGTAAAACCAACTTTGTAGATATTACCAGTAAAAGTATTTGATAGTTCTTTTGTACCACCAATATAAACGTTTAATTGATTTTTGTTTCCAAAAAACGATAATAGATTTTTTCCATAGTAGTTAGCAAAATCATCAATGTTTATACCTGCTGCAAATATTGTTCCAACTTCAACCCCTGGAGATGAATAGATAACTTTTGTGGTTCCAGAATATTTTAATATATAATCAATTCTATGATCTTGTGCCTCAATGGAAAAATAGTTATTATTGGTCGAATCTTCTACCCTAATCAATACCTGCGGTATACCAGTGATTGCCTCTTTAATTTTAAAAATACCATAAAATGCTTTTGTCTCTTCAGAGATCATATTTAGTTTATTATAATAAATATATGCATTAGTATTATCCCAAGAAGAATTTGGTCTAAATGTAATAAACTTATATTCTTCTGATTGTATACTATCGCAATCTGTAAATAGATTTGATTGTGTTTTATTTGAAAATATAAAATCTGGCAAATTAAAGGATGGAGTAGATAGTATGCCGTTGTTCGTTTCAAGATTATCTACCGCTGCTTGATTCCATTCTCCAGTATCTGGATACATATAATTGTTTGCATACTTGGAAAATGGGTAATCTATATATACTGATGTTCCACCATATGCATGATTAATTACTTCTGGAAACTCTACTCCCTGCCCATAAACAAATCTACGCTTAGCCACTATTGTCGAAACCTGATATGGATAAATAGCAACACAGTCAATCATATATGGCGATACATTATCATATGCGTAGAAGCCTAGCCAGTCTTGATGCTTGCCAGTCTCGGCATTATATTCAAGTGGCAGATTGAGTGTGAGTGGTGAAATAGCAAAAGAAATAACCTGTTCTCCATTAATTAAGAGCGATGCGTTATTATTGGAAACACGGACATGAAGCAACATTGGCTTTGACCATTCACCAATATAATGAGATCCAAAGTCATTTCCGACCTTGAATGTGATAAAGGGACCATGAACGTATAAACCATCAGTCGAAGCAATTGGTCCAAAAATTCTGGTTTTATTTACTGCATCCGTTGTAATGTTTACCCACATTTCTATTGTGTATTCTTTAAATCTTCCAAGGTCATTCAAAAATCCTTGACCTGGAATGATTACAGATGGGTCGTTTGAATTTGAATATAGTACTGTGGTATTTTGTGATCCAAATACAAGTGGAATACCAGAATTTTTTGCAACTAAGGAGTTATTTTTTGCTAGATAATATCCTGCCTTATCGAATAATCCATATGCATTTGCTACAATTCCATTTGTTGAATTAACTGCAATATTTGATGGAATTGATGAAATCTGTACGCCTAACGATGTAGAATTAAATTCTTCACACCATTGACCAATTGAAACACCATTAATTAAAAATTGATAATCATTTGGTGTCTGTCCACCAGCAAGATAATGAATTTTAATAACAATTCTAAATACTGCATCCTCAGATGGAATATTGAATGTGTCTGAAACAAAAAACCACTTATTAACAACTGCAACGTCGAGAGATGTTAATTGCTGAACCATAGACCCAGTAGTATGATCAAAATATTCATAACCAATCTCAACGTTTGTCATAAAGGCACTAAGAGATTTGATGTATGAACCAGTAGCAAATGTAGCAAGTGATTGGTTTAATTCAGTAAAATTGTTAATGTCTTTGCTGATTATAGTTATTGCTGAACTAGATCCAGTTGGTATATTTCCTTTGATAAGTAGTAGTTCACTAGATGGAAATGGGGCATCCCCTTTATTTGTTAGAAGTTCCTCTGATGAGGTACCGCCGAAAGTCCAGTCTGTATAAGTTCTATCATTTAATAAAGAAATGTAATCAGCCTGATCATCGAGTGCCCAAAACACGCTTGGGTGCTCTGCAAATATTTTTTCAGCATACAGGTTAGAAGGACTTGCCATAATAGTCTATTTTATCATACAATGCGTGTGAACCATCTTGGAGAGGTATATCTAGTACCACTTAAGATTGGTTTAACGCCATGGACAAATTTTTCATTGTCTGGAAAACAAACTAAATCTCCTGCTTGAGGCTTTATGCACACATCGTATGCTGGAAAATAGATCTCTCCACCCTCATAGTTGTCATTAAGATAAATAAGAGTTGCAATATCGTTTGGTCTATTTACATCATAATGTTCATGCATACCAAACCCTTCTATAAACCTAGCAACGTGTGTTTTTGATTCATCATAAGGTTCAAAGGGACCTTCATAATTATTTTTAACAAATGACATTGCTAAATTTCCATAAAAGTTTAAAAGCCTCAGTACCTCTGGATTGTTAAATGAAGCAAAAAAGGTAAACTCTTTTTCCCCATTGCCATACTCTGTAAAGTTAGCATCAATGGCTGCTGCATATTCAGCAATTAGCCTTGCATCTTCTGGATCCATAAATCTAGAATTGTGTTTAATTTGATCAATCATGAAAGCCCTTTATTTCCCAGTCGTCCCATTGAACCTGTTCGTATGGAGTTCTGTTAGGCATCCACAACTGACCTTTTGTTCCCATCCATGCTTCAGATACAAACATCTCTCCTTCGAGAATTGGGCTAATGCCATGTTTATCCTGTTCAGACTCTTCAAAAATAAATAAGTCGCCTGGGGTGGCAGCAATTTCAAGATTGCGATTTGGAAACATAATATGTCCACCAGACTTTGCATTTTGCCAAACAATATAAGAACCAAATGTGTGTGCTGGTTTTTCCATATTAAAATGTGGCTCTGATTCTCCACCATTTCTATAACGTGCAATATAGTGTTTTGAAAACATTGGTGGGTGATAGTCTAGTTCTGATTCTGATTGAACTGCCTCATAAAAACCTCTTGAATACTTTGAAAATATTTGTAGAATATGATCTGGCATCTCTCCACGTGTATGAATGTCAAACTTTGTACCCTCGTTATCAAATAGCGCATCGTGTAGCGGATCGTGATCTTCTCTTGTGTTGAATTTGATTGTAGCAATATATTCTTGTACTGTTTTTAAATCTTCTTGGCTTATAAAATTTCCAATAAGTTTCATGGTTATCCTATCTTAATCTCGCATGCATCGGTTGTGCAGTATGCCTCACCCATTGCTTCCAAGTTATCCACACCTTCATAAATAGCAGAAAAATCAATCTTTTTGATCTGTCCAATATAACTGTTATACTCTTCTTCAGAAATCTGAGTATATGGTTGTTGTGGATATACTGTATTTCCCATTGGAAGGAATGATACAGCCTTTAATTGTCCCTCATACATATGTAGTGCTGGGGCAACATGCTTTGCTTCCGTTTCCTTATCAAAGGAAAGAGTTACAGAAACACCATTGTCTGACCAATACTTTTGTGCAGTTGCTGCAAGTGCAATCTTTTCAAATAGCGTCACGTCTTTTTCGGAACGTGGGTGTCCAGATTTAACTGGGAAATATACTACAGATGTATTTGCTGAAACAACATCTTTTTCAATTTTATATCCTGCTGCGCTGAACAAGTGAATCATTGGATCTGTATTTCCAAATCTAATTGCACGAAGGAAGTGGTTGCCTCCAGGACCCCAGTGAACTCCAGGTGTTGCACCAGAAAGAATAGATACAGAACCAGATGGCTTAACAGTTGTTACACGAATCGATTCACGAACACATAGCCACTCTGAATATTGACGGTCATATTTACGAATTGTTTGATATCCCTCATCCATCCATTCACGAACTGCTGGCAAACCTTTCTGATCTGCAAATGATGCAATACCAGTTAGGGATGTTCCAATACGGCGGTTGCGTTGCATAATTCCATTTGTCTGTTGCCAGTGTGTTGGAAGAAGCGTTACTGTCTTGCCATAAAGATAGGCAAATTTTAATGTTCTCAAGAAATCTTCTTTAGATTCATGTCTATTTAAATGAACCTCTACTAATGTACAAAGTTCATATGATTCTAGAGGTTGCTCAGCACATGGATTAAAGCCCATAACACGATAATCTTTTCCATCTGCTGGATCTGCCAAACGACCATAATTACGAGCAACATCTAACCAGATAAAACCTGGCTCTCCATTATTAACAATTAAATCTGTGTATTTATCATAATCCATTCCAACTGTTGCTGAAATTGAATTATTAGACATCCAGGCCCAACCTGGATTTTCTGAATCAAATGAATTGCGTTCTGGGAAAACTTCAGCATTCTTAAGATTAATAAAATCTTCATCTCCAGATGCACCCAAAGCAAGGGTTGCCGATCTACGAACATTTCCTGCAACTACGCATGTTCCAATTAGATTAACAATATCAACAATTGCTCTTGAATCTAGTATCTGTCCAGCCCTAGAGCCAATTACATTGCGGATAGAGTTATGTAGACGAATCAATGGTTCTGGACCGCTGGCAACCCCTCCAAAGCCCTTAATTGGTGTTCCTAGCGGACGGATGAGGTCATAGTTAAATTCTTGTATATTTTGATTTGCTCTCAGGAATGAATTAAGAAGAAGTCTAATAGATTCTACCCATCCTTCACGAGTGTCTGGAATTTCATAAATCTGTACTGGCTCAGTTGGCTCATAGATTGTAAAATTCTTTTCCTGACCAACGGTATCAAACCCTACACCAATACCAAGCATGAGAGCATCCATAACCCAAGCAAATAGTGCTCCTGGATCATTCTTATCTAAATCTTTTGTTGAGACCATTGCACAATTTTGAAGAGCAGCAGAGTTGCGCTTTTCCATTGTCATGGCTGTACCAAATGTCCACATACCACGTCCTGGGGGTGTCCACTTAAGATTAAACATTCTATCAAATGCTTCCTTGGCAGATGACTGAGCCTTATAGTCATTCCATGGTAGACGATTTTCTTTGGCATGGTTCTTTTGAACTGAGTACATACCCTCAATCACACGACGGCAAACCTCATGCCATCTTTCCTTAGTTCCATCATCCTTCATACGGGAGTAGGTACGAATAAACGTAATCTCTCCCAAAGAATTATTACCAGCGTCTACAAAACCAAAAGGCGACTCCTTGATTTTATACTCATTGATGAACTCATCTGGTAAACGAAAACTAAAAAAATCTGACATGTGTTTCTCCTTTTAAAAAACTGTAATAAAGCAAGTATAGCAGAGTTTTCTAAAAAGTAAAACTCTACCTAAAGTGATAGTTGAGGGTTAACTAAAATTAAAACTTCTTGGATGTTTAGGCTCACACCTTTTGCATTGTGTGAGTTTAATTCCAGTTACTGGACATGTAGCAACATCTAAATCATGACCAAATAAAAAACAGATTAACTTTTTCACAGTTCTATCCATCCATTACCAAGGCCATCGACTGCTGGTGCTATGTCATAGGCGATTGTAATTCTTGGCTTGTCTTGATACCAGTCATCTCTACCGTGTGGATGTCCAGTTTCAGAAACGATTGCTCTATTGTTTTTATTAATGTTTTCAAATGCATCAACGCCATTAATCTTATAAAAAGTAGATGATGGCTCAGCATTTACGCAGTAATATCCATGAAATACTGGAGCACCTTCTCCGCCCATGTGGTCATGAAAGAATCTTTCATTCTTTAATGGGTTAACTCCACTAGTTCCAATTGTTTTTGGATCATAATTGAACCAACCTTTAATTGCAAACTTATTTGCTTCAAAATCAAGACCATAATATTCTGATGCCTCAATCATAATATCCCTCAGTGCAGACTTCAGTGCTTGAACTGATGGGTGCGTAAAATTAAAGATATTATAATATTTACCAAGTTGCGTAGCAGCACCATTATCTTTATTGTATTTTGATAACTCTTCTCTAGGAATTTCTGTAAGGGTTCCTGCAAGAAGTTCGTCCTGCTTCATTTCAAGGTAGGTGTACATTTCATCTAGGTTATTATCTAGAAATCTGTCAAAGAACTTATGTGGTGGTTTCATTGCTATCATGCCAAAGGAATCCAGTGTTGCTCTTGTGAAGACCCAAAACGCATAATATCTCTAAGTGGAATTACATCATATGCAACTGTAATTCTAGGACCATCCCAATCCCAATCAGCCATTGCATGTGGATGTCCCATTTCTGACAAAATTGCACGGTTATTAGTATTATAGTTTTCTACATACTTATCAAATGCCTTATAGTGTGTTATTGATGGTTCTGCATTTACACAGTAGTACCCGTGAAAGTTTGGTGCTCCAAGTGGACCATGATCGTGCCAATCCAACTTGCCTTTTTTAGTATGATTAATATTAAACCAACCCTGTAGCATATATTTTTGTTCGTCAAAATCAATATCGTAATATTCACATGCTTCTTTAACCATGTCAGACACGGCAAGGTATAAATGATAAATTTCTTCGATATGAAACTGGAATACGTTGTACTGTCTCCATTTCATGGTTGAAACGCTATTGGATGATTTCCAAATTTCATTATCTGTAACGGGTGTTACACCAGTTACCTGTGCTTGTTCAATTTTTTGGTATCTGTCTTGTAGTTCTCCTGCTAGACGAACTAAATCATTATTAAGATATCTTTCAAAAAATCTGTGTGGTTGTGTGGACTTACTTACGCTTTGTAGTCCTTCTGTTGGAAAATCTTCCATCATTTTTGTCTCCATTCGACTTTACTATTATACACCATTTAAAGACTTGTGCTCATTGGTTTTGACATAATCATATAGATGATAATCAATACTATTTAACTCTTCAATTCGTGATTTAATGCTTTCAGGAATTTCAAAATCCAGTCCTGAAGACTCGTTTATAGGATGTCTTTGATTAAATAGAGGAAACCCATAGTCCCTCCTACTAATATCTGAAAGCCAATCTAATAATGAATCAATATTTTCCAAAGATACGACTTTCATCATGTCTATTTTGTCTGTTATTTTTTTGATATCAGACTCATAGTTTTCAATCATCCAGCCGTTAGCAACAATTTCTGGTCTTGTAGCAGCATTCCAGCGATCTTTATTAGATGAACCAGTCAAAAACTTAGACTGAATATTTCTATGGTTTTCTGAAAATACTGGATCATAAACCCATTTTTCAAGCAATTCCATTGTTGGCTTAGTATAAAATACATGCTCAGAGAAGAAGTTAAAAGTACTTATGAATCTTTGAAAAGGGTCACGTACCACCGAAAATGAACAAACATCTTCTAAAATAGTTTCTGGATAACAACCAATATGCCCAAAAATATATTTTGATTTTTTTATTTTATCATCATCAATTTTATTTTTTTGAAATACAAGAGAATAATTAATTCCCCTACTATTTAATAAGGAAGTAATAGGGGAATGAATAAATGTGCCTGCAGTTCGGGGGATATGATTATGATGATAAATCACTCTCAATATCCCCCGACTATTTATTAAATTTTAATAGTACTTCAGATTGTGCATAACTAGATTTGCTGCAATGAATGTATCAGCATCTTCACAGTCAAATCTAAATGTATTTGCATCTCCTTCAATCTGTTGTACTGTTTGAATTAGTACTTCAGAGAAGGCATCATGCTCATATGAATATTCAATTACGTGATCTCCTGGTTCTAATGAACCTGATAGAACGTACATATAAGCACCATTGCGCTTTGTAAGAATTGGCTGATTAAGTGAGAACTTCTTAGAAGCCTCTCCATTAATTGTCATTGTTACAGTTTTTGGTTGTGGTGTCTTAGAAATAACCTTTGTTTTACGTAGTTCTAGATTTGTAATTGTTGGGGAAGACCATTCTAGTGAAGAATCAAATCCTTCATCTAGGTACTCAGCCCATACAACACCCCATACTTCATCTCCAGGCTGAACTTCACTTGCTGGCTTTGTTCCATATCCACCAGTTTCAGTAACAACTGAGATTAATGTATTTTCATCAACGCATCCTCCGAATGAGAATGGTGAGAAACCGAATACACCGAATGGTGAAAAACCAAATGGTGAGAAGCCGAATACACCGAACGGAGAGAATCCGAATGGTGAGAAACCGAACACGCCAAATGGTGAGAATCCAAACACGCCAAATGGTGAGAATCCAAATGGAGAGAATCCAAACACACCAAATGGTGAGAATCCGAATACACCGAATGGTGAGAATCCAAATACTGAGAAAGGTACGAATGAAAATGTTGTAGTGCTTGATGAATAGTCAGACCATTCTCCATAACCATCAGAGTTCTGTGCACGTACACGATATGCTTGTGCTGTTCCACCTTCTTGGTTTACGTTTACAGATGTTGATGAGGTTGTTCCAGACTTACCGTCGTTAGATTCCCATTGATATCCTGTAATTGCAGATCCACCATTTTCAGGTGCAGACCATGAAACTGTATCGTATGATACGTTCGATGGAGAAGATGCTGATGGTGCTGCAGGCTTTCCTGGAAGACCAGTAACGTCTTGTGATCCACCAGAAACTTCTGTTGAAGTTACTGATGTATTTGATTGTCCAATTGTTGCATTGGCCTTAATCTTAAATGTCCAGGATGCTCCAGAACGTAGCCCTGTAACTCTATAAGGAGAAGTTGTTGCTGTAAAAGTTCTATCTCCATATGTTGCATTAGAAGCAGTGATTGTGTATGATGATGCTGTAGCACCGACACCGCCTCCTGGCATGAAATATACATCATAATCACCACTAAGGTAGGATACTCCAACACGTACTACTGATGTAATAACTGGGTCTGCTGGTTGAATACCCCAGTATCTAATAGTCTGCTTAGCAGCCTTAGATGCTTTACCGCCTCTTCTAATAATTCCCATTTATATCTTCCCCTTTTCGTATTTAAATTATGCTGTTAAGTCGCCTGAAACGATCCAAGTGTTTGTATCACGCTTGATTGCTGTTGCTGCAGAGTACTGAGCACGTAATTTCAAACCTGGTGTGTAAAGAACTGTAACTCCTGCTGCTGCAGCAATTGTTGTCTGTCCTGTTCCACGTTGGAAAATATCGATAGCAGTTCCGACTGGGAATGCCACTGAGGCATTTGTAGGAATAGTTACTGTATTAGCACTTGATCCTGTCATTTCTACCATATTTGTTGCATCTGAAAGTGCAAGTGTATAACTTGATGCTTGTGCATTGAATGATGATAATGTTGCTGCATCAAGTTCTGTCTTACTTGCCTTTGCTGCAAGTGCATTTGTAATTGTTGTTGCATAGTTTGCGTCATTACCAAGTGCTGCAGCCAACTCATTAAGTGTATTAAGGGTTGATGGAGCAGATGCTACTAAATCTGAAACTGCACCAGTTACGAATGCTGTTGTTGCAATTTGTGTAGTATTTGTTCCTGCTGTTGCAGTTGGTGCTGCTGGTGTACCAGTAAATGTTGGTGAAGCCAGTGCTGCTTTTGCTGCAAGATCTGATGTAAGACTTGTAATCTTATTTTGTGATAGTGTTCCACTGATCTTAGCATCTGTTACAGATTCATCAGATGGTGTACGTGTATCTGATAGACGTGAGTCATTTGTATAAACAAGGTCATCTGTATTAGAGATACCATGAACATTTGTCTTATCTGCATTATGATCTGAAATTGCTGCTGATGTTGCTACACCTGCTGCAGTAAGTGCTGCAGTTGCTTTTGATTGTGCATCTGCTGCTGCGGTTGCTGTTGCTTGACTAACTGCATCGTTTACTCCAATTGCTACTGCATCATCAATTGCATCGTTCATAGCAGTTGTTGTAACAAGAACTGTTGTGTCTGCAATACCGTGAACATTGTGGCTTGCATTGTGTGCTGATAGTGAGTCTGCAGATAAATCTACTGCAGATTGAATTGTTGTCTCAAGTGCAGTTGTAAGATTAGCATTTGTTACTAACTCTGCTGTATCTGCAATACCGTGAACACTTTCTGTAAGAGCATTGTGTACTGATAATGCTCCTTCAGTATTGGTAAGGGCTGTTTGTGCAGCCTGAACTGCATCTGCAATTTCCTTAAGAGTATCTAATGCTTCTGGTGCTGAATCTACAAGGTCTGCTAATTGACCAAGTGGGATTCTTCCGACTGAGTTAAGTGTTGCCACACCATTTGGCACACCCTTTTCTGTAAGCGGAACATAATCATCGAGTGTTCCACCTAGGTCTTCTAAATTCTTGAAGTAGGAGAGGTCTGACCATGCGTTAACGCCGTCACCAATCTTAAATTGGCTGGTATCTGTTTCAAATCCAATTTCTCCTGCTGCCAAAATTGGGTCTGCATCAGTCCATTGCTGAGCAGTACCTCTGCGTTGCTGCATTCTTGTTGCCATATTCTTTATCTCCTTATGGGTGCTACCCATCTTTTACTTTTCTTATTATAACATCAATTTTTAGTTGAAGTTATCAATTGGTGAGCCACCATCTGCGGTAACGTCCCAAGATTGTGTATCTGGTCCACCACCATCAAATCCCTGACCCAGTGGGCTATTGAAACTTCCACCCTCACGGAAGGTAGTAACAATAAATCCTGTTCCATCGATTGCTGTATCGTGAATGTGTTGTGGAAGATTTTGAGTATCATCAATAGTTGCTTGGGTATACCAAACACCATCATAATAAACATTAACTCTTTTTGTTAATGTATCTAGCCACATCTTTCCATTTGTTGGTTCTGATGGAGGGGTAGATCCTGCTACAACTGCACCTGAATTAGAATCTACGTATTCTTTAGTAGCAGCGTGTGTTGAAATAGTTGGCGTACCAACTACGACAGCACCTCCGAAACTACCAGTGCCATTGACCTGTAGGCCATTTTTTACTCTGAAGTCTTTATTTACTGTAGCCATTATCTACCCCTTATCAAAAATTAGTCGCCGTATGCAAGCAACATGCCTGATACGATAACCTCTGTTGAATTATTTACTGCATTTACTGTTAATGAGTATGTACCGTTGGCAAATTCTGCAGAGATATCTCCAAGAATTCCATTTGTATGAACGATAGCATATTCTGTGATAGCAACATTTCCATTATCATCCTTAGTTACAAGAACTTCGGAAACCTGTGAATGCTGTCCTTCACGAACTCTTACTAGGAACTTCGCTGCTGGGAATGAGTTACCATTCCATTCATAAACTGTTGTAATACCTGAGTTTGGAACCCATGTATATGTACCAATTTGCTTAGTTGCCCAAGTAAAGTTAATCTCTTGGTATGTAGGTGATGCGCTTGAGTTACCTGCAGCGATTGCATTATTAATGTCTCCACCTACAGCATCAAGTGCTCTTTGGTTTGTGAAGTAAAGATTATTTAAACCTTCTTCAATAGCGTCAGTATTAATTGCATCAACTGCGTCTGTTACTGCTGTTTGAATATTACCAGCAACTGCAGCCTGTGCACGAGATTCTGTGAAGTAAAGATTATTTAGACCTTCTTCAATAGCATCTGTGTCAATTGCATTTACTGCTGATTCAATTGCAGAGTTTCTATCTGAAACTTCTTGAGCAATTGCAGCATCTAAATCTCCACCAACTGATGTATTTAGATTACTAATTGCAATGGTAATTGCAGAATCTCTATCTGTAACTTCTTGTTGAACTGCTGCAGAAATTGCAGAGTTTCTATTAGTTACCTCGCTAGAAATTGCTGATGAAATTGCAGAGTTTCTATCTGCAACTTCTTGTGTAATTTCTGTATTTGTATATGAGTTTGCTGCTGCTTCTGCTGCGTTAGCCTTTGAGGTTGCATCCAATGCTGCGGTAGCCTCTGCTGCAGATTGAGCAGCGTTAGCCTTTGCTGTAGCGTCTAGTGCTGCTGCAGCGATTGCATTATCTTCTGCTGTGTCAGCATATCCTTGTGCTGTTTCTTCTGCTTGGGACTTTGCTGTTGCAATGTCATCAGTTACTGTGATATAAAGTGCTGAATCTGCATTTGTAGCAAATGTTTCTGCTGCAGATTGTGCATCTGAAGCATAGCCCTGTGCTGCTGTATCAAGATCAGAGATTTCTGAATCTACATATGTTTTATCAGCCTTAGTTGCAACAAGATTTGTTACGTCTGTAGCATAATTTGGATTATCAGCAATTGCTGCTGCTAATTCATTAAGTGTGTCTAGCATTGCAGGTGCTGAATCAACAAGTGCAGCGACTGCTGCATCTGCATGAGCATTTGCATCAGAGATTGCTGCAGCCTTAGCAGTTGCAATATCTGTTGTTACTGTTGAATAAAGTGCTACATTTGCTGCATTTGCAGTCGCCTCTGCTGC